TATTATTGTAGATTTTTGTTATCCTCTTGAGCAAATGAAACAAATTGCTGATGATTGTAATAATCTTATCTGGTTAGACCATCATAAAACTGCTCAACCATTTGTAGATTGGTTACAAAATATAATTCCAGATAAAGATGGTATTTATTGGATATTTGACAATAACCATTCAGGAGCCGGAATAGCCTGGGACTATTTCTTCCCAAATGAACCAAGACCTTGGATTGTAAATTATGTTGAGGATAGAGATTTGTGGCTTAATAAGTTATGGCGTTCAGAAGAAATCAATGCCTATATTGCTTGTCTTGAATTTTCATTTGACATTTGGGATAGTGCTTTAGCAATGTCTATTGAAGATGCTTTTTATGCTGGTCAAGTAGCCAGAAGAAAAACAGAACAATATGTTCGAGAGGTTTGTAAGAATGTTTATTTTTCTGATATTTTTGGGGTAGATACTATGGAAGGATTACCTGTTAATGGAATGCAACCAATTTATAAAGAAATCCCAACAGTAAACATCTGCCAAGTAGATTGTTCTGAAGTCCTACATGCATTATGTGAAAAATATCCATCGTCGCCCTTCAGTATGTATTGGATGAAGCGCGCAGATGGAATGTATCAATATGGATTAAGGTCAATTGGAGATTTTGATGTAAGTGCTGTTGCTAAACTATTTGGAGGTGGTGGGCACAAAAATGCAGCAGGCTTTCAATTGAATTATCTTTTGGAGGAATTGAAATGATAACAGGATTTCTAAGAAACATGAAAAATGATAAAGACTTTTGTTTCATAACTCATGGAGTTAATAGAGATGTATTTTTACATAAAACAGAATATCAAGGAAATTGGTCTACTTTATTGTACCTTTATAAGATGGGGCCAGTTAAATTAGAATTTGAAATTATTGAAACTGTTAGGGGTTTGAGGGCTATAAATGCCCAGTTAAGTGAGGATGTATGATTTCATGTAGAGAATGCCCGCATAGAATTGATTGTCAAATGGATGGTAGATGTAAAATGAATGATATAACTCCAAATAATCCAAGACAAACAGGAACTATTTCAAATATTGAAGAACCAAATTGGAATAAAGAGAAACCACGCATTCCTGAATTTATTGACCTATTGGAACAATCTAAAGCCATCCATTTAAAGAAGAATGCTGATTATGCATCTGCTGCAAATCCATTTAGTAACTTTGAACGCTCCGCCCTCCTAATGCAATGGTTCAAAGATCCAATTGACAAATCATTTGTAAATTTAATTGGAACTAAATTAGCCAGAATTGCAGAACTATCAGATGGGCGCAGCCCTAATAATGAAAGTCTAGATGACTCATTTTTAGACCTATTAACTTATGTAGGGCTGTGGGGGGCTTATGTTAAGAAACAGAGGAATCAGATTAAAAATGAATAATTATTAACGATTTTTTCTAAAAAATTCACTATCTCTAGTTAATGGTTTCTTATCAATTTCAGTTATAGATTCACCTCTAGAATTGACAACCTCACCCGTATCCATATTAGTGAATGTGCCATCCCTATTAGGAATCATCTTAGGCTTAACTTTAGGTGGAGTTTCTTGTCTAATTGCTTTATATGTTTCTATCGGGGGTGTTTCATTAGCAGGATTAAAATAATCCTTTATTAATTGTTCTCCTTCAGTCATTGGCATATTTAACTGTTCAGGCTGAGGTGTATAACCACTCCTACTATTAGCCTTATTACCTAAATTAGGAACATCTTCATTTGTAATAATGTTTTTTTCTAAATTAATAGGTTCATCCAAAATAGCATTAGGATTATAGCCACTGGTATTTGATGCCTTCGGGCCAAGATTACCATAATCTTCATTAGTAATAATAGATCGTTCAAAATCCTGTGGCTGTATTTCAGGTGTTAATTCTTCTTCAGGTAATTCCTGAATTTCTCTAATTCTCTCTCTTAATGATTTCTTTGGTGGAACTATTGTTGGGCTATCTTTAACAGTAGAAACTTCATTCCCCAATGTTTCATTTGTTATGTATGGAGAAACTTCAGGTTTAATACCAACAGATTTCATCCTACGCCCAACAGATTCAATACCAGAACCAATTCCACTTTCAGCTTTTTTAAGTATTTGTCTAGCAGCATAACCAGCAACACCACCAGGAAATCCGCCTCCGGCTGCGCCAATCACAGGCAAAGTATTAGATACAGGATTTAAATTTTTAATACCTTTTCCTAATAATTCAGTTGGATAGCCTGCTCCTCTTATAACAGGTGGAGCAGCTTTAATTAATCCTTCAGTAAGAAGTGGCTGCAATGTCATTTGCCCAGTCATACTACCAAATGCTTCTGGGTTAGCTCCTGATTGCATTGTTGTATCATATACGGAGCGCGCAGCATCAGAAATTTCACCACCAATTCCTTGTAATCTATCTAATGTAGACCTTCCAGTAATTGCTTCGCCAACTGGTCCAGCAGATAATGCAAGAGCCTGTCCAGCTAATTTTGGCAATCCTATTAAACCATGTAAAACATTTTCTGGCAGAGTTGTTACTGCATCACTAAAATGCTTTGTAAGTGCTCTTTTTGATACATCTAATGCTTCGCCACCTAATAAGGATTGAACAAATCCACCTGCAAAAGTTTCTGGTTGAGATAATCCCATTCCTCTTTTTGATACTTGTTCTGTCTGAGTAGAATTATCATCAGGAATAAAATCATCTTCTGCTGAATCCTGTTCAAAATCATCAGCAATGAAGTCATCTTCAATGGGCGCAGGTGGTCCCATTTGAGGCTGTATTGGCAAATCAGCATTTGTAAATACTCTAGATTTAGAGGGGGGTCTAATATCCATCCCTTCATCTAAACTAGAATTATTAAAAGTTCTAGGCTGTAATTGGGGCATTATTGTACCCTCTTATGGATTAGAGGATTAAATTTACTTTCCGAAACATATCCAATCTTACCATCTTTCATAACTCTAATTGGATTTACTTGTTGTGTCCGATTAGGCTGTGCATTACCACCACCCAAGCGCGACGTATCCATATTACCTACATCAATTGGATTACTAGATTGTACAGGTTCAGTATTTAATCTATTGGCAATATCTTTTAATTCATCCTTAACAATTTTTAATTGTTTCTTAAATTCATCTTCATCTAATCCAGCATCTAATAATGTTGCAGCATTATTGATAACACTTAAATCTTTATTACTCATGTTACCCATACCAGTTGCACCGGTTTTGGATTGCTGTTTTAATTCTGCAATTAAATTAAGAACTTGTTCATTCCTTAATTTATTAATTTTCAATCCACCCGAATATCCTAAAGTAGTAGGAATAACATTTCCAACACTACTTTTACCAGATGCCCTAGCTCCCTCAGTAGTTAAATTTCCATTGTCATCCATTAAATCTTTAATTACTGATAAAGATTCATTAGTTTTATCTAAATAAACTTTTTTATTTGCAATAGCTTTATTATCAGCCTCAATTTTCTTTTGTTGATTTACGGCACTTGTAGCTGGCCCAAGTCTTTCATCATTAGGTAAAGGGATAGGTTCAGCTTTATTAAGTTTTGCATTATAACGATAAGTAGTTTGTTTAGTAGGATTATTAGGATCAGTTCCAGTAACTACTTTCCAATCATTATCTTCTGCATTACCTTCAGCTACAGCAACGCGCCTCTGATTTGCATCAATTTGACTTCTTTTAACCTCTCTATTTAATTGTGCATCAGGATCTAATTCTTTAACATATTGTGTAAAACCAGGATCTTGATCATTCTGCTTAATTCCACTTCTTGCAAGAATTTGACCAGCAGTTTCTTTAGGAGCATTCATCTTTGCAAGTGCTTCATCATCTCCAGCAAAAAATCTATTATTGAAATCCCTATTTAAACTTCCACCTATTACAAAGTTTTTTGCACCAATATTTGAATTATTATTTCTACGATCCATCATTTGATCGCCAACAGTTTGTATTCCTAATGGTTGTGGCTGTCTTATTTGGGGTTGTTGATTAACTTGCCTAGGAGGTTGTCTCATTGCCTCTAAATCATAATCATCATAGCCCTGACGGGGTTCAATTCTAGCAGTTCCCAAATCAGAATTGATAGGGAACATATTAGCCATTCTAAGACGTTGTACGAATGACATTATCCTTGTCTCCTATTGCTGCCCCATTGATTACCACCACCAGAAATAGTCCTAGTATTCTTAATGTTATTAGCAAGAGTACTAGCCTGTAAATTCTGCGCGTTATTAGCTAATACCTGATTACCAAATGTATTAGTTAATGCAGGAGTTGTTCCATATAATGACTGCTGGCCCTGAACTCCCTGTAAAGCCTGATTAAATCCTTGTTGATTATTATTTTGATTTGCATTATTAAAAGCTAATTCAGATTCATTATTTGCATTATTATAATTTAATGCAGCATTAGTATTAAATTGATTTGTTTGATTAGTTGCACCCGCATTAAATAATGAATTTTGATTCATTAATTCTTTATCCCGACCCTCAGCCGCTGTTAATGCTGTTAATCCAGCTAGTTTGCCCTTCTGAATCATTTCTGCAATATTAGCATTAGTATCACTAGCCCTTTTTCCAATTAAACTAGAAGACTCACGAGCCATTTTAGCAGTTGCTGCGCCCGCATTAGGACTATAGCCCCCTGATAAACTCTTTTGCCTTGCTAAGTTTTGTTGAGCTGAACTATATATACTTCTAATTGGAGATATGTCTCTTTCTCTAATTGAGCTAATATCATTAGCAGAATATCCACCAGTAGAAGCTAAATTTTTAAGATCCTTATAATCAGAAGTAGGCTGATAGGTGGATAATGATGGAGTAACTGGATTAAAATTTAACTTTGTATTTGTTAATCCTCCACTTCCTCCTGAACTACTTGAGCCAGATCCATTTAAATTATTTGTTCCATAATTAGCTAGATTCCGATACTGTCCCATTATATTGTCATAATCTTCTGCCTGAGTAGTAGCAGCAGCATTATAAACATTTCTAATAGGGCCACCTATGGGTGGTGGTTGTTGTTGTTGATTATTTCGGATACTATTTTGAGTGCCCCATGATGCCATATTTTTACTTTCCACTAAAAATAACTTTACCAGCTATAGAATCATTCCCATCCCAATCATGCGACCAAATTGCTTGAGTTTGAACTTTAATTTTGTCATCCTTAATTTTAAAATTAGCTGCTGCTAGTATTTTAGTTCCATCATTATCATAAGTTGCTATTAAAACCCATTTATCATTAGTTGGAACTGCGCCCTTCGCTATCTCATCTTTTACGATTTTGTCAATATTGGCTAAAATATTAGGTCTAGGAGATGCAGGTTTATTCTCCATAATAATTATCAACTGGAATACCCAAAGCAGCACACCATTCAGGTTTATGTTTATGCATTGCAGCATCCATACCTAATGGAATTCCATCTGGTCCCATATAACAACTATGGAAGACGCGCGCAGCCCAAACTGACACATCAAAATCTGCCCCTTGTGGCCTACGAGCATAATCATGTGCTAATGTTTGTTTTAAATTTTCAAATCCACGTTCATCATAAACAACCCAAGGAACAGAATGATCATTTTCTCCACCTTCGCCCTGAGGTTCATATGACCAATCTTCTTCTGTATAACGAGGTTCATCAATTCCAAAATTCTTATCAGGTGCTGGATTGGATGGTGTATATGGAGGTTTAGCCTCTGCTGCATAAATGATATCTACGGCTTGTAATAAATCATTTGTTTCAGATGCAGGTTCATTATAAAGGAAGGCATCATTAGCATGTCCATTATATTGAGTTTGACCGGGATTTTTCTTTAAATGTCCAACCTTAGAATATCCCATATCCTGCGCATTTTTAACTGCATCTTCAGTATACTTTCCACATCCTTCATTGGTTGAAAAATTATACTGTTGTTTATGGTCAGCATAAAATTTATCAAAAATGCCATGTAATTCAGATGGAATCATAATTTCCTTCTTTCTTTTAAATCTTTAACAGCATCAACTGTATTTGCTATATTCTCTTTGATAGATTCTAAAACTTCTAGCTTCTCATTAACTGAATTAACAAATGGAACAACATGAGCTGTTGCAAGAGTATCTGCTACTTCTTTAGCTTTATTTTGAGCAGTTATCATTCTTTCTAAATTTTTAATTTCAGCTAAAGCAGTAACTAATTCTGCTGTAACTTTACTCAAATTAGAATTAGTTAAAGTGTGAATTTCAACTCCTTGTTCAATAATTCTATCATTTTTAGAATCATTAATTTTAGCAAATTCTTCTAATCTCGCAGCAGATTTAGCATTAATTATTTGAATATACCAACTGCCAACAGAGGCAATAACTAATACTACAGCACCAGCAATTAACATTGGATCATCCATTTAACCCACCCACTCAATCAGTTCTTTTGAGTCTCTAATGTCTACATGAATAAAAGTTTTATATCTACCCAATCCCTTAATTCCAAATGGCTCAGCATAATGTCTAATGGTTGCATGAAATAATTCAATAGGAATATCTTTTGGGGGCTGTAAATCCAACGCCTTACCTAATAAATGCTGGGAATTTTTGGCACCACCAACTTTTTGATTATACATCAATGTTCTATAAGCAGAATTAATAGTTAATGGTTTATTCCATATTGCTCTAATACATTCAAACATATGAACTAATTCAATAACCCTACCATCTGCGCGAAACGGTAATGGATAAGCAGTTCCATCCTTACATGCCAATTCTTCCCAACTTACATGTAATGATTTACCTATTGAGGTCATAATGTAAGTTCATCACCTGTAATTGTGATGTTAAGAATATTGTTAGTTCCAGCTGATAATGTGAGAATTTCAGCAGCAACCATTGGGAGGTATACTGGAAAATCTCTAACAGAATCAGTAACACCAGCAGCGGCGGCTGGAATATTATATGTCTGCCATAATCTAGTTCCAGCCGCATCAGCTCCAACAGATAATGTTAATGTGACGGGCGAAGCTGATGGATTAGAAACATGAATCCATCTAACAATAGCTTTAGTTACAGCAGGAACTGTATATACTGTAGCTGGGCCAGTTGCAATTAAAGCCGGACCATAAAGTCTCTTAGGTGTGGTTGCCATTTAAACTTTTTCCGTTTCTATAGGTTTGTAGTTTGGCGCAGCTTCCAATATATCTAATATATTTGCTGCAAGTTCTGCTACACGAATAAGCCATTTTGCATTACTGAAATACAATGTTAATCGTTCCCATTCTGATTCATTCAATTCAAGCCAAATTATATCTTCATTAAGTTGTCTTGGTTTAGGTAATTTATTCACTTCTTCTATAGATGGGGCAATTCCTTTTTCTTTAAAATATATTAAACCATATTCTTCTAATTCATCATCAGTTAATTCTCTTTCATAACTTAATGCTAATAATGCTCTATTAATAGCCCTTTCAGAACGTGCAATTTCACCACCATTCTTTCCAGGTCTTTTATCACGTCCATTATTATCAGGATTAATTGCAGAAAGCATATCTGCTCCTGAATGGAAGCCTTGTAATAAAAGAGGATATGTTTCTTTTGTGACTAGGATAAATTTAGCCATCATTTCCTCAAGAGTTAGTTATAGTTGTCTCTACATCTTCAAGAATCATAGCAGCTCTTTTTTCAATATCTGATTGACTCTTTACAATATCTTTTAGAATTCGAAAAAATCTAGCTTTGACAAATGCTTCTTTTTGAAGATTAGTCATTGGGATTGGATCTCCTTGACAGCCTCTAATGAATAAATCTATATACTCAGTCATTTTAGCGGCGGTTGCTGTTTCGAGAGTTAATGTGAGAATTTTTTGAAATGCCATGATTTAAGCCGTTCTCCAAGTAGTTCCATTAAAAAATACTTTAGCTATATATGAACCACCACCATTTACAATTCCATCATAAGTAGGTGAAAATAATGAATCAGTTATATAGGCTAAATCACCTACAGAAGGTGAAGATGGAAGAGTAGCTAATGTATATCCCATTAACCTTGCAGTATTACCAAAAATAGTAACTCCTGCAACCCTAAAATTAGTTGCACCCGGATCAGTTGTATCGCCCCAACTAAATCCACCTGATGCGTGCATCCTTCCACGCTCTGTACCACCACCGGTATAGTAACGAATCATTCCCGCAGCATTATTGGATGCAATAGATAAACCACCAGCGCTACCACTGAGTAATACAACAGAATTAGCTACTAATTCATTAGACGTAGTATAGCCCTGCGATACAGCTTGTATATAGCCGTCAGCAGTTCCGGATTTCACATTTAAAATCGCTCGTGATGTAGTGCTGGAATTAGTATTTTCAAGCACTAACCAATTATTCCCAACAGCACCAGCACTAAATGTGTGAACACCAAAGCCATTAACATTAAGAACGCCCGCCTCACTTAATGACATCGCCACAATGGCATTAGTATTATTATACCAACCGTAAGCATTACCAGTTGCACCAATACCAATGCCTTCCATCCACTTAAGCACGCTTGAGGCATAACGTCGAGTGGCGGCTCCATACGTTGAAGGGCCATCTATATCTATAAATGCATTAGTGGCAGCGCTTGCTGTCAGTATGAGACGAGGATCCGCTTTTGTAATTAAGACATTCCCAGTTACCGTGACAGCTTCAAGAATAAGGACACCCCCACCACTTCCACCAATAACTACACGATTGCTAGTATCAATACCCGTGATTTGATAATGGTCAGTATTCGCCGCATTTCGCCCATAGAGATACTGATTATTTGGAAGGCGCAGGATTCCAGTTAACGCTGGATTGGTGCCAAGACTTAAAGTTCCAACAACATTTAAAGCACCTAAACTAGGATTCCAACTTAATTTACTACTACTAACCTTTAATGGCAAACTACCAGAATTAGCAGTAACCCAAACAGGATACATTGTTGCATTAGTTGTATCATCATTAGTTATATTTGGATTTCCAGCAGTTGGAATTGGTAATGGTTGACTTGTCCCCAATGCAGGATATGGATCGTCAGAATAATTCTCTAGTTCATATTTTTCAATTCCAGTATTCAACAACGTATTATTAATAATGTTGTTATTATTTATTACATTGTTAACTACACCCCCCATTCCAATCGAAGGATATGGATCATCTGCATAATTCTCTAATGAATAACTTTCAATACCTGTTGTTAATAAACTTTGATTAATAATGTTACTAGTATTGTTATTAATAATTGTCGAACCCGCAACAGTTAGACTTGGATATGGACTGTCAGCATAATCTTCAAATTCATTTGATTTACCCATCCCAGGTAAAGGAATAGTAAATTTGTCAAAATGATTAATAACTGTATTAGAACCTGCTGCGCCAATCCCATCTGAACCATTAGTTAATTGATCAAGTTTTTCAATTTCTCTTATTAAAGAATTGATAACTTGAAATAAGGCAGAGTCCTTCTGAGAAAGACCTGATGTTAATAACTGACTTTTAAGACGGCTTAGGTTGCCCATTTATCCACATCAACTATAGTTAGAATTGAGGATATCCAGCAGAAGATGGCTTTACAAATGGAATAACTTTGCCAATAATAAAATACTGATCAATATCAGTAGTGTATAACATGACACACATACGTTGACTTTTAAAATTAGCCAATTGTGTTGGATAAATATCTCCAGTTGGTTGAAGAACTGTTAATGCTAATGTCTCTGCCTTAACATTATCTAAAGTAATTAATAGTGTCCTTAATGACCCCAATCCCAATGCAGACATACGAACTAAGACACAATGAGCTATATTTTCAGAACTATTACTTTTTGCCATATTAATTAATCTGCATTAAAAAATCCAGTTTTAATTAATGGGTCAGGAATTTTTCTATCAATCGTCTCTACAGGCGTAGTTGAACGATCATAAAATGTATCATTTCTTTTACCTTTGGACAAGGTATAAATACCAGAACCATCAATTAATGTTGGACTAAGAATGCCCATTGGAACTTCGCCACTGAATGAAAAACCATTAATGACAATTACTATAGCCAAAGTTGTGTTCCAAGGAATACCTAAATCTATTGGAACTGTGAAAATTAAACTTGTGGATGTCCATTCTGTTACATAATATGAATTAATTGGAATTCTTACTGGATCACCATATCCTTCTCCTGTATCAGGATAGAATAAAATCTCTTCAGCCTGTAATAATTGACCAGAAGCATCAGTAATAGTAACTTCAGTTCCAGGGCCACCTATATCAGGAGTTTTAGTTAAAGTGGATGACCATCTAAAATAAGTGCCAGTAACTATAAATGAATTAAATCCATTACCACCATTATTATCTATAATAATTAATCCAAATGGATCATGTAAAAGACTGATAGTATTTAATTGAAGTTGTTCAGTAAATACATGAGTTGCATGATAATTATTTGAACCAGTACAATTATTAGCATTTACATCAGATGAGAATATAGCAGATTTTCTATCATCAATTTGACCTTGAACAAATTGAGCAGTTCCAGTATTAAATCCAGCTGAAATTCGGGCAACTAAAGTCCAAGTAAAACTAGTCATAGTAAAACCTAGACCAAGAAGTAATCTATCAGTTAATACGCCATCTAATAGAAAATTTGGTCCGGGTTGTAAACGAATATAACCACCACCAGAAAAGGATGGAACAATAAATTTAATAGGATTTACTGTTTCACAAGTATTAATTGCTTCACATACATTTGCATTATTCCATGTTTCTAATGGGCCACCAACAGAAAAATAACATTCCCAATCATCACCCACACCAACATCATTATCTCCATAATTGAAGATTTCTGTTGGAACTAATTGAAATATTCCGGTTGGCATTATATATTCCTAAGAATATGTAGGAGGAATGAAATTCGCACCAATAATGATTTCATCAATATTTACAATAGCTATGCAACTGATGAATGCCTCAAATGGCCAGGGTGCCCATTGAATATTTTTAGGATCCATTCCATCTGCATAATCTCCACACAATATTTCACCCCTAGGTGTTACAATGAGAATCCATTTTTGAATGGCTGCATTGATAATTTGAATTAATCTATATTCATTCCTATCATAACCAGCCCATAATTCACTTATTTTCCAACTTAATTCTGGAAGAATATAGCGTCCATTAAATAATACTATTCCAGCATATGTTGCTACAATGAAAAAGTCTACTGAAGCATTACCTGAATCAAGAACTGTAGCAATACCATGAACACAGGTTCCATATGCATTATCAATAACTGATGGCTTCCAATTACTCGGCTCAGTCCCATCATCTACATATGCAATTGTTCTTGATCTTTTAAAAACATATAAAACATCTCTAAGGGCAGCATGATTTGTTATAGGATTTCCATCAGGCGGCACTATAAGTAAGCCATCAATTTGTGAAATAGCTTCGGGTTCACCCTGCGCGCTCACCAATACAATGGATATGTCATTAAATGTAGTGCTTAAACAAAGCCTATCATGATATAGACTGAGCGCGCAGCCTGCTGGAATTTCTGAATAATTATCAAATAAATGACTGGCATCTTCTAATAAAGCTTGATCATACCATGATAAATTATTTATAAATATATCAGTGTTATTATTAATAGTTCCGTCTGGTAAAAAGAAGAGTTGATATCCTTCAAGATTACCATTAAAACTTGTAATTGTTTGACTAACTACAATATGTCTCTTAACAATAGAAGAATCACCAACAGGAATAGTTCCAAATGATACAGATTGCCCTGCAACAGTGGTAAATGTTTCTAATACTCCAGGAACTGATAACCATCCAGTATCAGATTCAAATACAACTCCAAATACTTTTAATCCTGGGTCAGTATAACCGACTGCGCCATTCGCTATTGTAATATTTCCTGTTGGTGCAGATCCTGCCGCTTTTCTAGCAGCAATTCCTGCACCTAAATATACATAAAGAAATTCACCACTAATTCCTTTTTGAATATTTAAATCGCCTGTAACAAATGATGTAAATGGCGTTATGTATGCTCGCCCCGCATATGGAACGAAGGCGAAGTCAGTCATAGTTGCGACTGTTAATATTGGGCCATATATTGTAGTTGAATTAACTACATGATAAATTTCACCACTTCCAGCATCATTTATCACTAATACAAGTAATGTATTGGCAGTAGTGGTTGGATAATTATATATTCTAACAACATTCTTAAGAGGAACTAAGACATCTTGATGTAAATCAATGCCATCTCTAGTTCTCCATTTATTACCAATAGGAACTACATTATTACAGGCTTGGAAATGATCTAAAGGAGTATTCTCAGGATCTCCTCTTTGCCAGAGTCCTTTAAAATTATCTAAAACTATTGGAGAATGATCTCTCATTTTATTTGTTATGGGATAATTCAATTAAGAACTATCCCATAACCATAACAAAGTTAAGCAGGAACTGTAACAACCTGTGCAGCAGCATCAGTTACATAATTACGCCAAACATCAGTAGTGCCTGGTTTGTAACCTTTAGCAATTGTTACATTAGCAGCAACATCCGAAAATACATTAAAAAGAACTCGATTCAAATCTCCTTGAGCAGCTACTGACACAAGATTAATCTTATTATTTGCATCGTTAGCTGCCTGATTAATAACATTATTCATAAATAATCCACGCGACGATGACATTGCAATCGCGTTTGTATTACGTAAGAATAAATTATTTGACACTACCCAACCTAATGGGACTGCTGCTCCAGTATTTAATGATAATACAGCAGTTCCTGTCATATCTTCAAATCTGTTATTATCAAGTAATACTCGACTACAACCACCATTATCTTCAACACCAATACAGGTAGTTGCACCATTTCCACCCAATAAACAGTTTGTCATTGTGAAATGCGATGCATCTGTAAGATCTCTTACAGCAGAACGAGTTAATCTAACACAAGCAGATGCATTATGAGGTGACATTTCAATACCATCAATAGTCCATCCTGCTGCGCGAATCTCTAATAATGGTGTAGTTGCTGTAGGACTAGTAGGAGGCATCCATGTAGCACCACCACCAGTAGGTAGTGAATTAGAAGTAGACTGTCTAGGTCTATTAGCTGCTGCAACAATAGTTACATCAAAAATATCTAAAGGGGCAACAACTTGTTCACGTAATACTCCACCTAATACAATTAAATCACGGCTTCTAATTGTCTGGAAGATGGTCGCCATAGTGGTAAAACTATTACGTGGCCCACCACCTTGAGGGAATAAGTAATAAACTCGACCAATAGAACCTAACCTATTGGATGATAAATTTACATCTCGATTATCTTGTCTTAACTGTTGCCAAAGTCCGGGTTGTGCAGCCATTATTTACTCCAGTCTGACATTACCAAACCAGCATGAAATTCCCCATGCCAGAGTTATTATGTTCTAATTCCACCTGCTTTATATGAACTTCTGAATGGCCTCCTTCTTACTGTTATTCTTTGACGACCTTTAGTTGTTATTGACAATGACCTATCAAGACCAGCAATTGCATCATTATATAATGCCGATGCACGTGTATCATTTTCTTCAATATCATGTGCAATTAAACTTGCAGTTCTATTCCCTAAAAATGTCAATGAATTTTGGACTAACAAATCATCTGCAACATCTTCAATTGGAACAAATAATGATCTGATGTAATCCATCTTTAAATCATTATCAGCATTAGCTGCAATTAATTTCAATGCATTGGTTGCCCATTGATATTTTAAAAATTGACTAATTTGCTGGTTATTTATTGATGACTGTGATAAATAATCAACACGGGTCATCATAGTCCATTGATTTAAATCTCTTGGACTTTCCCATAAAACTTTGATTTCAATTAAATCTGTTGGTAAAACTGTTGGAGTTAAAATTGCATCATCAAATACAACTGAAATAATTCCTGGAGTCAATACTGCATCAACTTCAATAACTGCTGAAGTTTGGTCAGTTACAGGAACATTATTGGCTTCATATATCTCTTGAAGTTCAGCTAATGCAATATTTAAATATGGCAACTGGATGAGATCAGTATACAGAGTTTTACCAAAATCATTCAAGCGCGCAGCTGAAAAATTGGTAACTTGCTCGCCAGTAAGATTTACAGTTGCCATATCTTATTCCAATTAATTAACTACTTCCCAATCAACCGCTAATAAATCAGTTTGAGAACATAGCCAAGGAACTAATTTATTATCTACAGTTTTAATATATACATAGGGTAAAGACATTTTACTATTTTCATCAGGGACTTGTAAAGCTAAATACATGTCTTTACCATTCCATCCCTTACGAGTAACTTTATTACCATCCTGCATTTCTTTAACAGCCCAACCAATACCATTCATATAATTCCTTTCAAAAGTTATTTAACAATAGATTCAACAAGTCCTAATT